GTTCCTTGATGATCGCGGACACGTTGTTGTAGACGTATGACCGGGCGGAGATCTCTTCGCGGCTAAGGGCCTTGTCCCGTGCAGTCTGTGTGACAGTCCCCAAGGCACCACCGGCCAAGTTCGGAACACCCTTCAGGAAGCCGAAGGCACCAGGATACTTCTGGACAGCTTCCACACCACCCTTGATCGCGGCCTTGTCCTGCGTCAGCGCACTGAAATCCTTCTCGTCGGCCGGTGTCATCTTGTCCGGCTTCACGAAGGGGGCCGCGCCCGGAATGGCCACCGGCTTGATCGGGGTCCCATCCCTCGGATCGGCCCACCAACTTTCACCAGTGGTCGGATGGGTGATCTGCACCAGATTATGGCCCCGACCCCCACCGCCGCCACCCCCGCCTTCACCTTTCAGGCCGGCGATCATGGCACGGGTGGTATTGGTGTCTTGGATCTGGGCCATCCGCTCTTGGGCCCGTTCGCGTTGATCTTGAAAGCGGAGAGCCTGTTCGAGGACCCGACCCCGACGGGTTTCGCGTTGAGCGTCCACGTAAGCCGGGTCCATCTGCCGAACCCCGGTCAAGGGGTCGAGAGTACCCCGCTGATCACGAATAGGCTCGGCGTCGCCAAGAGCCTTCTTGAAGACGGCGCCCCCGACCTTGGTCATGGGCTCGTCGCCAGACACCTGCCCCAACGCGCCCAGCGCAGTCAGGGCGTTGTTTTGGTTGATCCGTTCCGTCTGTTCTTGGGGCGAATAAGCAGGCGCAGACGGGGTCGCAGACTCCAGCTGTTTGTACTCCTGCATCAGGACCGAAATCGGGTCCATTTGCATGGGTTCCTGCTGCGGCTGCTGCGGGACCTGCCCCTGGGCTCGCTGCGCAAGGGCTTGACGGAATGGCCCGGCCATTTAGTACCCCGCCTGCGGAGTGGACGGATAAGCTTCCGTTTCCGGCATCGAAGCCATGGCGCCGGGCATCGCGGCCTGCGGATTGACCTGTTGCTTCCGGCGCAGCCCCTCGATCAGGGCCTTCAGGTATTGCTCCCGGGCGCCGGATCGCTCGTCCCCCATAGCCGTTCGCTGGGCGTCAATGCCTTGCTGGGCTTGATTGGCCTTGTAGCCAGCAAAAACGTCGGCGGCGGCGGTCAGGGCATTGCTGTTGGGGATATAGATCTTCCCCGCCATGTGGCCGCCCTGATTGGGGTATAGGGCACGCTTGCGAATGCCGGTGATCAGCTGTTGCTGATGATCCAGTCCTTCCTTCTTCTCGTCCTGCTTGGTGAGTGCAAGAACGGACTGAATGAGTTGGGGGCTGATTTCCATAGGTCACCGCACTTTCGAGTAATCGACCATAAGGTAGCCGCTCGGATGCATGGCAACCGCTTCGGGACAGAACCCGAGCGCTTCCTGCGCGATGACACCAACTTCGGAGCAGGGGAGGCCCCGATACCGATAGTGTACCACACGCAGACCACTCCCGAGAATCCCCACCGTGACCACATTTTCCTTCAGCCGAGCGTCGGAGAACATCATAAATGCGCTGGCAGCCGTCTTGGCCGCCTCGTGGACTTTGTTCCACTGTGCCTGCTTGGCGTTGTACCGGTCCAGCGAAGCATCGTATTGCTGCTGGGTCGCGCCCGAATAATCCACGGGTTGGCCAACCGAAGCGCGGTTGAAGGTCGGCATCTGAGGCATGTTGACCTGTTGACCCGAGAGCAGGGCATTCAGTTCGTTCAGCGGCTGTCCCCGGCGCATCACTTCCTCGGTGATAGCGCTGGTCCGGTTGTTGTTGTTGAATTCGCCGGCCGAGATCTGGGCGTTCAACATGGCGATGGCCCGTTGATCCCCCATCTGCGCTTGGCGCATCAGATTGTCGAACTCCTCGCTGCCGGCTTCGTTCTCGAACCCCATGGAAGCCATATCCTGCCCGAAGTCTTGGGCCTGGGCACGGTTGCCGAATTCGCCGGCCTGGAGGTCCTGACCAAACATCATCGCGGACTCGTTGCGGCCTTCACCGATGGCAGCCAGATGGGCGCGGTTCTCGATGTCGCCCTGTTCGCGCATCGCATTCTCGTACGCCTCCGAACCCTGGGTCAAGCCTTGATTGGCCAACTGGGTCTGAAGTGCATTCCGGCGCTGCTCCAGGTCAGGGCGTTGGAGTTCGGTGATCGCATCTTGGGCCCGCTGCCGATAACTGGCTGCATCGCCGTTCAGACTGTCTTGGATCCGACCCTGGTTCGGGCCATCCAGATTCCGGGGGGTGGGGTTCCCGTTGAAGTTGCCGAAGCTGAAGGGGGCCGAAACTTGGTTGGACCGCTGAGGCATCGCCCCCCAATCCATTTCTTGTTGGAAGCTGTCGGTCGCCTGCCCAACAAGGGTTTCAGCGGCCCCCGAACGACCCGCCTGGATCCGTTGCTGGGAATCAAGCGCTGCCTGCTCTTCCGGCGAGAGATTGATATTTTGGGTCCACTCCGTGATCGGCTTGCCCGTCGACGGATCAATGCCCTCCTTCGTTTCCCAGGTCTGCGAACCCCAGGGGGTGTTCACAGTGGGACGGTCGGCATACGTCGATTGAGTGGCCAACTCCTTGGAAGATGCGGCGGTCGATTGCGCAGCGCCAACGAAATCGGGGGCCGGCGGCCCGCTTTTCTTACCCATTTTGCTTCTCCTTGATCCAGCGGCAATTCGCCTTGGTCATCTGCATCAGAACCAAATCACCTTCGAGCCCACCGTTGGGGATTACAGCATCGGGTGTGAACCCCAATCGCTGGACGAACTCCATGGAACGGGTGTTGACCGAATCGACCGGGGCCATCACCACATTCAACCCACATTTGATGAATGGATATGAGAACACTTCCCGAAGGATCTGGCGGGTCAATGCGGCCGGATCCTTGATCACGGTATGGATCGCGCAGGTACGGCCAATGAAGCCATTGAACCCCACCGCTATCGATACATGTGATTTGTCACGGATCGCGTGGCCGCATGAATCAGGGACCCAGATACACCCCCGAAAATCCTCGGAGAAATGGAGGCCCAATTCATCATGAAGATATTCCCAGACCCCCTGTTGGTCGTGATATCGAATCATATCGGGCCCCCGGGCTCGAACATGTAATCGATGGATGCCAGGAAGGTGTCTCCCACGCAGGAAGTCAGGAGGTACGCCGACCCGACATATCCAACTGCGGCCACGGAAGCCCAATCCTGGAACGGGGTCAAGGCACCGCCCCATTGGGCAGAATCCCATTGCGCCACGTCCCACAGAGCCCCGACCGACACTGCATAAGCCGGAATCCCGCTCGGGGCGGCGTTGGCATAATCCGCAACGACAGAGACCGAAACGCTGGGACGATCCGTCGACAGGAAGGTCGGGCGGACCATATGCCATTGCTTGTTCTGGCCCGGGAGCCCGAAATAGCTGAACGCCGGCTGGATGACACCGACAATCCCGTTGCCCTCGCTCGCCCCATACGGCACGGCGTCGAAGAACCCAGTCAACCCTTGGTGCACAACTCCATCGGCATCGCCGAAGAAGTACCCCTCAGGGGTAGCAGCCGAAGTCACCATAGGCAAGCCAGCGAACTGGCACCACCGATTGGTGGCCGTGTTCAACACGTACTGGGTCTGGGTGTTCGTCACCCCTGCCGGCAGCTGAACAATCAGTAGATTATGCTTGAGGGAGTAGACCAATTCCCAACCGACTGAATCCGCCGAATCCTTCATCAGGTCGACAAACAACGGCTGGATCTTCTCCAGGTATGCGACGGAACGGGAACTCAACAGGCTTTGGCCGCCCCGGGTCACGTACGACAGGGGTTGGATGCCGGTTTCAGCCAGAATAAGGAGGTCGCCACCGAGCGTTTCGAAGCATCGACGACCAGCCGGCAGCCGGCCCACATAATACCGGCCTTGGATGGCGAAGGTCGTGGCGCTAGAGGGATCCGTGCCCTTGTAAATCAGGATATCGCCATTTTCACCGCCGATCACCAGGAAATCATCGATCCCTTCCCCGGCGTCGATGGTCCACGAAGCGATGAACGACAGACCACCCCCGTGAGGGAGCAGGGGACCAACATCCAGGGCCGTGAAGGCGCCTGTGATGCTATCGGTCGGCGCGTACCACACCTTGGTGGTGGTCTTCTCGATAAACCACAGCTTCCGCTTCCAGAGGGCGACGAAGCAGAGGTTGGCCGGGTCGACATTCGCCACTTGTCCAGCGCCGACACCCATGGCCGGGGCAACCCAGGCCGCCCCGTTATAATGCCGGTAGCCGCCCTCGTGGGAACAAGTGATCAGATACTTGCCGGCCGTGATTGCCATCATCACAGTCGAGAAGCGTCCGACGCCGGCTGCGCCCGACAATGTCACCACCGAAACGGGGGCGTTGGTCGAGGAAGTGACGTCATAGATATCGGCGTCGGTGGCCGCGAACATCCGGTACCCGAGCGGGTTGTTCCGGTCCGGGTTGTACGCGAAGATGCTCTGGATGTCGAGGGCCATGTTCGTGGCCCATTCGAGATATCCCTTCCGACACCGGACCCCGTACTGCTCCGGGACCCAGTTGATCAGGGTAACAGCATCCCCCCGGGGCATGTCGTTGATGGCATCCTTTACATTGAGGCCCCCAATGGGGGCCGAGGTCGACACCGTAAGATGGCGGGGTTTACGAGCCATATCCCGACTCCGGTACGTTGCCAATTCCTAGGAACGGATTCCGGGCCCGGCCATCCAGGCGAAGGTCTTTGGGCGGGGTGTCCTTGCCCATGGCCGCGTTCAGCGCGTCCATGTAGTCTTTCTTGGCCATGCTGGAATCGAAGCCTTTGGCCTCACGCCACCGGTACTTGAGCATCTGGACGATCAAATGCGGATCGTACATGATCAAGTCGGCGTCTGCTTCCAGGTTGTCCTTGTAAGTCGTGGGTGTGGTCGCGTCGCTCACCCACCCCCGGCCAATGTAGCCCAGCTTCACCGTCTGCGCGACATCGGGAAGCGAATAGAACTCGACCTGATCCTGGGAAATCCGGTATTGCAACTGGACCATCAGATTGCCGATGACCTGGGCCTGGATGGAAGCCCAATCTTGCGGGCTGACCGGGCCCCCAAGGGGAATCTGGGAGGTGTGGTTCCAGCCCGTCATCCCCAAATACCGCTCGAAATCGGTCGGGAGGGCGTAAGTCAGGGTCGGCGGAGTGGTGACAATCGTATGGGTCTTGTTGAAAAACTGCCAATCATGCTTGTCCAGCAGTTCCAGGCCGCACTCGTTGAGCAAGGCCCAGAACTGGGTGGACAAAGTATCACTGCTGCCGGCGACGGTGGCAGGAACCGGCAAACCCATGATTCGCATGGCTCGTGTCACAGCCTCGTAACCAGTGATTCGCCGGATGAATGCAGCCATTATGTAACGATCTCCGTGGTTGCTTCCACTTCCAGTCCGCCCCGAACATCAACGTCCAGGGTTTCGGCATCCAAGACCTCGGCCTTGACCTCTTGCCGGGGTTTGTAGCCCTGCTCCAACTTGAGGACTGCCTCAGCGACGTCATCCTTCAGGTCCTTGAACCCAGCGTCGATGGTCTCTTGACGACGCCGAGGCAGATCCGGGGCAATTTCGTCATACATGACCATCCCGGTCCGCTTGAGATACTCCCGGTGTTCCGACCTGGAGTTGATGACGGTCCCGTCGACGTGCGACACGAAGGCCGGCATATCGGGGGCAATCATCGGGACAGTGAAGACACGGGCCATTTCCCCGGCACAGCACTGGGGCCGGACCGGGGAAATGGAGTAGGAGGCAATGCTTTGCACGACCTCCTTGGTGTCGCCGCAACCCGAACACTTGTACGGGTAGATGGCCACCTTACTCTCCCTTCGCCTTCGGCAGCCGGGCGAGCAGTTCCTTCATCTGCTCTTGCATGGCCAGGATCTGGGCCGCCTGCTCTTCGTTCTTCTTCTGCAGGTCGGTCAGCGGCGCAGCGCCCTTGGCCGCTTCCAGGTAGAGCTTGGCCTTCTCGGCGATGCCACGGAGGCCCGGCATCTTGGCCAGGACCTCGTCCTTCGCGCCGGCCACGTGCTCGACTGTACGGAAACCGAAGTAGCGGAGTTCCTCGACCATCGCCTTCGTGACCATGCCCCACTGTTCCAGCGGAGTACCAACCTCGCCTTCGGGACCGCCCTTCATCTGGGCTTCGAACTGTGCCCACTGACGGGGGAAGCGCGGACGATCTTCGGCGCGCACCGGGCGGTCGATGATGTTGTCGCGGTCGCCGGGGGTGATGATCCGGATGAAGGGAGCATCGTTGAAGATCGGGCGACCCTGCTTGGCCGTCTCGTCTTCGTTGTGGATGTAGTGCATGTAGAAGGTGACGAACAACTTGTCGTCGCCGGCACCCGGCTTGATGAACAGGGTATGGTCCGGGGCTTCCCGGCTGTTGATATCGAAAGCTTGGACTGCGAACATGATTTGATCCTCGGTGGTTGAAGGGGAAGCCCCGGTGGTCCGGGGCTATTAGTCTTAGCCGTTGCCGTTCGCGCAGGGGTACGCCAGTTCAGCGTAGACTTGCGCGGCGGCTGGCGTACCCAGCGCCGATTGCGACCGCATGCCGTCGACCTTTTGGGCCGCGACCACGGCATCATCGATGCTGCCTGCAGTTGCCGTCAGGAAACAGAGAGCGTCGGCAGCCATCGCAGCCAACGCATTCACGGCGGCGACGCCCTGGATCTGGTACCAGCCCCAGGTGTTCGCCACGGTTGCAGCCATCGCCACCGCGACCGGGCCACGCGAAGCGGACACGGCGCGGGTGGTGGCATAGTTCTCGTCGTAGACGACGTTGTCGCCGGCCACGGTCGATGCGACGCCCTTGAGGTAGATGAATTCACCATCGCCGAAGGTCGGGTCCATGCCCTTGCAGCGGGTGCCGACGCGATGTTGCGCGGCGGTATCGACCTGAGTGAAGTTCGGGCCGATGACGTTGACGGGATTGAAAGCCATGAAAGTGCTCCTGATTGGGGTTCTGGCGGGGGCCCGGGATTTCCCAGATTAACCACCATGGCGAGGGCCATGGCAGACCCCCATCCGATTACGGCGTGATCAGCCGGCCTTGGAACTGCGGGCCCGACGACGTCATGTTGCCGGCCCAGGCGAGGATCTGGACCTCGGCATCCTGGTTGATGGCGACACGCTTGTTCGGGGACAGGGGGACCATGTCACGCTTCGAGTGCGGGCGGTAGAACAGGTACTTCGTGTTGAGGAAGTAGCAGGTCTTGGTGGTCGCGAAACCGCCAATGCCGCCGTCCAGCACGATGTCGCTGCCCATGTACTTGATGGTCGGGAAGCCGAGGTTGGCCGTGCCCGGGTCCGTGAAGCGCTGCTGCGGCTGCAGCGACGCCATGTACAGGCCCCAGAAGCTGTTGTCCATGATGATCAGGTTCGGCTTGTCCAAACCACGGATCAGGGACGCCCACATGGTGTTCATCGCACCTTGCACGGTCGCCGAGGTGAGCGCAACGCCGGCCGTGGTGGCCTTCGAGCGCCAGAACGTCCAGGTTGCACGGTCGATGCCGCCGTAAGTGCCCGTTGCCGGGTTCACGGGGACCGCCGAATCCAGGCCGATCATCTGCTTGCCGCCAGCAGCGGTGCCATCCGAATAGACGGCCGCTGCGATCAGGTTCACCATGGAAGCTTCGGCGACCTTCAGCCGCTGCTCCATCATGTCGATCATCTGCTCTTTGCCGGCGTTCTTCAGTTCTTCCAGGCCGCTGATCACGACCGGCACGGCAGCTTGACGGATGTCGAAGACCGCAGCGCTGATCACGTCTTGTGCAGCAGTCGGAAGCTGGTCATACCCCGAGTACCAACCAACGTTGCCGTTCTCGGCGAAGCTGATTTCCTCGTTGATCTGGGTACCGCCGCCGAACTTGCGAACCCCACCGTGGGCCTTGATGTAGGCCAGCGCGGCATTGTTCTTGGTCACGTTGTCGGCGATTTTGTTCGAGCGATGCTCGATGGTCGTCGCCATGATGTCCGACACGTTCGGGAATGCCGAAAGCACCAGACCCTGATTCGACAGGTAGCCGAACACCATCTGATTGGCCTTCTCGGCGCAACCCTTGGCGAAGGCCAGGAGGGCCCCGCCCGCAAGGGCGAGGAAGGACAGGAGAGATTTCTTCACGGTTTTGACTCCAAAGTGTTGAAAAGAGAGGGGGGTGGGTTCAAGTTTGATGGGGGTCTCTCGATCCCACGCGCCCCTGAACTCGGGCTTCAACGACCTTGTAGGCTGGTCATCGACGCTTCGATTGCACTCCGAATATCATCACCA